GAGTATGACGCTCAGTCCGGTCTTGACTATGCGCCGGGGATGGGTAGCCGGAAACCAATCGCTGCCGCGAAGCCCCGGCCTAAACCTCCGGTTAAGCCTGCGGCGCCAGCGACTAAACCTCCAGCAAGCCCAGTGAAAAGGTTTGCACCTACGCCTATCCCTGAAAGAGAGGACGTACCAACAGCCGTTCTTCCTAAGAAAAGACCCGTAAAAAGAGAAAGCATGTTCTCGCCAAGAGGTGAAAGTATTTCGGGTATGACTCGAGGCATGATGAAAAGACCCGAGGGATATGCTAAGGGTGGTTCAGTCGGGAGCGCGTCTAAACGCGCTGACGGTATAGCCATTCGCGGGAAAACCCGTGGGAAGATGATCTGATGGATAAGATCGGCAAAGTCATGCGTGAATTCAAGGAAGGCAAATTAAAGTCTTCCTCTGGACAGAAAGTTACTAACCCAAAACAAGCCATAGCTATTGGCATAGCGGAGCAAAAAGCCATGAAAGGTTACAAGATGGGTGGAGAACCCAAAGCAATGGTCAAGAAAGAAGTTGCTTTTATGAAAGCCAAAGGCGCTCCTAAGTCGATGGTCAAGCATGAGATGGCCGAGATGAAGGGTATGAAGAAAGGCGGCTACATGGGTGCGTCAAAGATGGGTGCAGTGAAGACTGCTGCTCCATCTAAAGATGGTGTAGCTATAAAAGGCAAGACCAAAGGCAAGATGGTTAAGATGAACAAGGGTGGTTACTGCTAAGGTGATCTGTGGCTCTTGTTAATGATTTACCGCCAGATTGGGATAGCTATGGTGCCGCGCAAAAGATAGCGTGGTTTAATGCTAATGGCGTCAGCGTAGATGAATTACAAAGCGCTGGCGTTGATAGCGCAACCATGCTTACAAGGCTCACCAGTGAAGTAGTACTTAGCTCCTGAATCTTGAGCTTCTTTGCGAGTTTTGGGTAGGTTTGTGGTATCCATTTCATCTCCTGTTATACGACACAGGAAATTATACACGGTTGTAGCAAAAAGAAAAGGGGCCGAAGCCCCTTCTCCATAAACCCTTGATTTACAAGGATTAAGCGCCTGGAGAACCGAAGATCCCAAGTGGATCAGACACGCCAAATGAATAGCGTTCGCGAGCTTTGTACCGTACATTCCCGGTATCGAAGTCCCCGTCCATTGAGTTCTGCATCGGTGTGCGAACAAAGTGCTTCAGACCGTTAGGCACATCGGTAGTCAGGAACCATGCGTTGGTATCGGTCAAATAGTGGTTGACCGTATAGCCTTCGGGGATGGAACCCATCATCTTCAGTGCGTTAACGTCGTTGTCAGCAGTCGCCACACGAAGCTCGGTTTGTAGCAAACGAGTTGCCGTAAACATGAGGTTCGGAGGAACAACCAACTTGCGGGGCTTTGCAGCGATCAGCAACCCACGTTCATCAGTCCACGCAGCGATTTGAATCACTGCATTTTCCAACGAAGTTTCGTTGAGATCCGAGTTAGTTGCGGGGCGGTTGCTGTTAACACCACCAGAAACCAGCGGATGCGAAGTCGAGAACAAAGGCTGACCGTCACCATAGGTAACTGCCGAGCTAAAGCCATTGTTCAGAACTGCTGCTGCCTTCACCTCTTTGGTGTAGTACATCGCACGAGCAAGTGCCTTGGTGTAACGAGCAGACAAGCTGTCGTACAGGTTATCCTCAATCGCTTCTTCAGTGATCGAGAACCCAAGTGCAATGGTTTCGTGCGTATAGCGAGCAGTCCAAGCTTCCTGCGCGTTGTCATAACTTATTGCAGAACCCTCGTTTTTGACAGGGGCTGCGCTAAATCCTGACAGCTTGGTTTCTTCCTCGAAAGAACGCTCGGAAGTCTCTGTTTCGTAGATTTCCTTGTGCTCTTCGCCATACTTTGCATACTCCAGGCCAAACAGGGCGTTAAGGCCGGGGAGCAGCTCTTTCAGTAGTTGTGCGCGTGAAATAGCCATTTCTTACTCCCTTCCTTACGCTGCGTGACCGAGCGGGTTGTAGTAAGCATGACCACCTTGCGGTACTCCGTCGCCATCTACGTTAGGCATATTCCACTTAACGATGACTTCGGGGTAATAGATCGTGCTACTAATAGTAAACGCTGTATCGGGCACAACATCAATAATCCGCAAAGGCAGAGTTTTAGTCGTGGTTTCCGAACCAGTATTTACGGCTTGACGAGAATCACCTGTAATGGTATCCCCAGAGTTGTTGATTAACGCCACATTGCTACCAATAGCGGTGTACTGGAAAGCAGAAGTGGTGGTGTCAACAGTAGTGCCAGACGAGCAACCGACAACTTGGAAAAGTTGATCGGGATCATCAGCAACATACGCTTGGATAACAGTACCGGAAACAACCGACACTCCGGGCCAATACTGCGACCAAGTGGGTTGTTTTGTTGCAGCACTAACGTACGTACAGCCCATGAATACACCAGCAAAACCTTCGTTAGGTGCGTCAGAGGTATTAGTTGCACGTTCAATTGTGCCATCAGCCACGAGTTTGACGGGATCGCCAAAGAAAATATTCGTCGTATAGGTTGAAGCGATACGACGCAGGCGAGTTTGTCCGGCAAACACCTGACCGCCAATCAAATTGATTGGCTTTAGCCCGTAAGGGGCGTCGATAGTCGGGTAAGCCATTTGGAATTACTCCTACGATTGTTGATTACCGCGCCCAAATGAAACCGTGGTTTTGCGCTCTGAAAACAGAGGCATCCTTGGATCATTTTCACGCATGAAGTGATTGTCAACAGATCTGATTTGAGCTTCGGCTTGCTGTTGATAATAAGCATTCCGTTGATCAACCATTTCTGTTGGCGTTTTGCACAGTAACAACCCACCCACCACGACATTATCTTTAAAACGAGCGTTGTCATTATCAAGATACATCGAGATTTCGGGATGGTCTACTGCGCGAACAGGCTCCCAACCTTCGCGGATTTTGGATGACACATTGCGTGGGTCAGCTTGACCCAGGGTACTGACACGAATCCAGCGATAAGTATATCCAGCTTCAGGTGCAGGGTCAGGCAGTAGCGTGGGGGGTGCCCAGCTACGAGGACGCTCATCTTTAGCACGGGTATCTAATTCGCGGTTTACGCGACTTTCAACTGTTTTGGTATCAGCCATTTGTCATTCCTTCCGCCACTTTTCGGGCATATGCTTCAAGAGGGATACGTAACTTCTTAGCTAGTGCAACCTGAGTTTGCGTCAACGTGATTTTCTTTGGGGCAACGTTTCTGCTAGCTGGGGCTACAACATTACTGCTCGTCCGTTTTGGTTTCTCCTCTGACTTCATCTGCTCATCAGAAAAGTTTTCGGGGAACTTGCTACGTAAAGTCTTATTGATCGTCTCGTAATAATTCTCCGAGGTTGGATCAACGCCTTCTTCGACTAATTGCTCATGCAGCCCCAGAGTGAAGGCAGTCATTAGCCTATTTTTCCCAAACCACTGATTTTCATTACGCCATGCAAGTGCTTTGGGATCGGCTTTTGATTCTGGAGCGGATTGTGGTTGCATATTTACAGGAACTTCACGTTCTTGTAAAGGGGGTGCTTTAAAGTTCTCAACTTTATCAAGCCGTAATTTAGCTTGAGTTAATTCTTCTTGAGCTGCAACAATCTGATCGGCATCCCCTGCATCATAGGCGGTTTTATATTTAGCTCGTGCTTGAGCAAGCGCCATTTCTGCATTCTGTCTAGCTGTACCGACAAGAAGCGTTGTGTGGTCACCTAGATTTTTCTTAAGGCTGTTATTCTCATGAATAATCTGCTGAGCAAACTTCAACGCCTCTTCACGTTCCCGCAAAGCTGCTTCTTTAGCTCTACGTTCGTCGTGGTATCCATGCGACAGTTTCTTAATACGTTTTTGTACACCCTCGTCGTATTTAGAAAGCTCGTCGTCAGTTACTTCATTGACAGGCTCTTCAAGCGGTTTGCGTCCTTTATCAGGATCGGGTGTATCGTCAACGACTTCTATTTCAAACTCAACGTCGTCTTTAGCCTTCTTTTCAGGCTCACGTTCGTCTGGGAATTTATATTCCACCTTTTCAAAATCTGCCATATATCACCTCACGCACGTTGGATACCACGGGGGTCTTCGACCACCGCTTCAACGGAATCATCGTTAATAATCCGAAACTCGCGGTCGTGAATCTTGATGCGAGTGCCGGTGTTGGCACGGGTAATAATAAAATCCCCTGGTTTACACCACGGTCCCGTGGGGAATCGGTTCTGATCGGCATACGCCATATCACCAAGTGCTACAACAAA